CGTTCGCATCGTTAGAAGGGTAGATAGTACCCATAGGGATGTACTTAGTGCCGTTCTCTGCTGTTGTAGCGCCGCTCTGCGCTATCTGTCGTGTCTTTCTCTCGCAGCCCTTGTTATCTGCGAGAAACCAGCCGGGAGCATAAACACGAGAATTATTGTTATTCTGCGTGAATGACATATTATCCCTCCTTGGTAGGATTTGCACCATAAAGGTTATTGTGGTATTTCTCAGCTATCTCAGCTGCACGACTCTTCTTTGGAGCACCGCTGTTATCTGCCGCGTGGGGAGTGGGTGGAATATGGTTGTCTGTGCCTTCAATTGGTGTGTATTCGCTCCATTCAGACTTAATATTCTCGAAGAGCTTATCAACATCTTTCATCTTTCCCTCATCGTCAAACTCCACGCCGTCAACATATCCGCCGTACTTCGTGATTTTGTTGATAGCATTTTCAGAATATCCCTTTTCTTTTAGCGCTGCCTTGAAAGCTGCTGACTTCTTATCAACAGTTGCTTTGGCCTGGATTTCCTCTTTTAGCTTGTCGTGCGCAGCTTTTTCAGACTCATACTTTCCTTTGTAATTGTCTTTTTCAGCAGTTTGGATTGTTTCGTTGGCTGTTTCAAGGTCTTTCTTTACCTTGTCAAACTCTGCCTGTACGCTGGTGAGCTTGTCTGAGTTAGCTTTGCTCTCTGCAATCTGAGCCTTAAGAGCTTCTGTAGACTCCGTGTGTGCTGTGATAATCTCATCAATCTTGTCAGCATCAATGCCGAGAGCAGCGAGAAATTTTCTTGTGAGTGCCATTGTGTACCTCCTGTACTTCGGCGGCTTTGCTTTGCCGTTAGGTATTATTGTGCGGAAGTGCTTCTCCGCACGTTTGGTGTTCATTGCCGGGAGTTGCCCGGTTTTGAGCATATTTAGCCACCGATTCTATCGCTCTTATCTGCTCTGGACTTAAAATATACTCTTTACCCATATTATAAGCCTTTCTTTCGGAAATGTCAATAGTTTTCAGCCATTTCCTTTGAGACATTTTAGAACTGTTTTTCTGTATTCCTCTTTGTGGTCTGAGATAGCATCACGGAACATATGGTGTGGCTTCATTCCGTGCGTGAAATGTGGCTTCCCATTCTTATCATACCAAGTCCACGGAGATTTACGGCCTTTTCCGTCTGTGGCATAGATACCAGTGCCCAGCTCAACGAAGATAGCGTATGCTGTACCATTCGCCGCTTTATTGTTCGTGCCGATGAATACTTCTCCGGCTACAACCTTGTGCGTTATGGACTGCCGGAGACCGCTTGAAACATATCCGATAATACCTGTGCTTTCGGGTGTGCCAACTGGCGTTTTGAGTTTAGCGTGTGCCTCAGCTCTTAATCCAATTTCTTCCAGTGCGGCATTTGCTTGCCGTCCAAGAGCCTGCAAAACGGTCTGAATATTGCTCCGTGTGGTTATTTCAAAATCAGCCATTCTTCCGCCTCCTTGCATTTCGGGCTTTCCTTGCCGCAGATTTCATAGCCTTCCACGCCTCCGGATTGCCGTACTTGATTTCCTGAAAGTCCTTGAAACGTGACGGAACTTGACCTCTCAGCAGCTTGACGTACTCTTCGTGCATTTTCAGGTCACGGTTGACATTTCGTGCCGCCTTGAATAGCGGCTCACCGCCTTTACTTTCCTTCCACTGGTCATAGGTCATATTTCTGACCTTGCTGTTTTCCTCCCAGATGCGGTTGTTGCGGTTTTTATCCTTGTCGAACTCTGAGTCCACAAATGCGGCTATTGTGCAGCATCGGCAGTTATATACTTCTTCCGGCTTTCCCTCCGGGTCTCCGGGGAATTTCAGGCCGTTCTTGAACTTCTTGCCTATATCTACTACATCACCGTCAACTTGTCTGTGAGTGTATCGAGTGTGTCCGTCCAGTGTTGCAAGCCACCTGTGCCGGAGCCCAGTCACGCCTATTTCCTGTGCTCGGACATATCCGTCCATTCTGCCGCCATTCTGCGCCGAAGTGGTCATGGTTTTGGCATTTCTTAGGGCTGAGTTTTTACTCATATCGCTTACTTCGGCCAGCCGTGCGGCTATCTGGTCAACGGTTTCGCCTTGCAAGATACCCTGTAAAATAGCGGAATTGAGGTGTTCTTTATTCCACCGCAGGTCTTTCGGAATGTTTATAGATGCCTTCGGGAGCAGGTCAGGCTTTTTCTTGATAAGCCTTTCGACCGTCTGCTCGTCCACAAGATCAAACATTACATTTATTCCAAAGTTCTGCTCCACCATATAGGTGATATAATTGCCGTTAATCGCATAGACCTCCGGCATATACCCATTTATAAGGCTTGCCGCAATGCCGTTGACGTTCGTCAGGTAGTCCGCCATATTCTGCAACATAGAGAAATGGTGCTGTCCGGTCATGAGGTTAGTTCGCCGCCACGTCTGGTACTCTTCAGCGCTGAGTTTGCCTTCCTCAAAGAACTTACGCTTTGCGGTGTCCATAGCTACAAACCACGAAAGGTAACGCTTAGCCTTATCATTCAGCTCATCATAAGCCTGTCCGTATACGCTCTCCAGCTCCGCTATCATATCATCGAGGACTTCTTCAGTTTCCATATATCCCTCGTCCGATAGCAGAGCCGGGTTTACGTTTGAAGGGAGATATTCGGGCATTGTATCACCGCCTTAATTGCCCATATTTGCCGCCCTGCTTTGCCGGATATAATTATACTCCGGCATTGCCAGAGCCGCCTTATGCACCGTTCTGAGCCGCCTGCATAGCTTGTAACATTCCGAACTGTTCCATTTGAGCTTGTTCTTTGTCTTTTTCAATATCTTCTAGCTCATCAGAAAGTCCGTTGAGCGCCGCCAGCTTCTTTGTTGTTGCCTTCTCGCCAAGCCACTGAGCTGAAGAAATAACATTTTGAATTTCCTCAGATGCGTTAATCGGCTCGTTGTATTCAATCGTGAACGTTTCATCTTCATCAATCCCGGCTATGTTCATCGTGCCTCTGATAAAGTCAAAGACGTTGCTTTCTATTTCACCTGAAAATTCTCTGAGTCGTGAATATACCGCCTTGATCTGTGTTGCTGTCAGATTTCCGGCTGAAAGTATCTCATGGTTTGCACCACGCATATTTTCAAAGAGCTGAGCTTTCAAGCGGACATATGCCGCATTATTTGCGTCAACCGGAACTGAAATCTGGTGCGGCGTAGCTTCTCCGTCATCGTTTACATGAATGACGTGAGTTTTTAGCAGATTAACAATAAAATTGGCATCTGCAATATCGTCCATGCCGCCATAATTTCGCAGTACCCAATATACAAGCTCTGCCTGTGAGACATTGTTACACAGCTCAGACATAATAATGTCAATAGCTATGAGTATTTCAAGGTTTCCTATTAGCTCAGACTGATTTTTGAGATTAAACATCGTAAAAATCGGCAGTCTAGAGCTATTTTCCGAAAGAACTTCATACTTTCCTTCTGCTTTGTTGGCTTTAAAAGGCCTCTTATACGCTCTCTTCGCCTGTACAAGCTGCAGAGCATCAGTGTTTTCTCTAGAATACACTGTGAAGCCGTCAGGCTCGTAAAGATGCACCACAAAGGGCTTATCAGGAGAAATTTGAGTGTAATAGATGCAGCTTGCCAGCTCTCCGCTGTAATCATCAAGGACCCTGACAGTATTAAGAAATGGGAGCTGGATAACCTTATCCCCAGCATAGAAGCCGTAAGACCTACCGCACAATAGTGCATCTCGGTAAATTTTCTTGATTACATCGTCAAAGTTTTTTCCGAGTTTCTCTTTGTGCTTCGGATTGCCAAACGTCACGCCGTTAGCAAGCAAATGAGAGACTTTTTCACCGATGATAAGCGGATAAAACGCATTCCTTATCTTGTGGTTAGCAGAAATATAGTCTGTATGAGCTTTACCCTGCATATCATAGATAACTTTCTCCACCTGCGCTATGTCAGGATTTTCTTTGTTATCATACGTAACAGAGCGCTTTGCTATCTTGTATTCATCTGAGTGCTGGAAGTCGCTGATAGCCTGATCCACGAAGTCCATTCTCTCATTTTCATCGTTTCCGCATTTTTCCAGATCGGAAAGTGTAAGCATCTGTTCCACCTCACCATATTGCTTGATATTGCGTTTTCGGGTTTGCTATGCCCGAAGTTGCCACGAAGTAACGTATATTATCCATAGCGTGATCGTTTGTTTTTACAGGCCTATCCTCAACTGCGCTTTCGTCCCAGACATAACCGCCGAACTCTTTGTGTGTGTTCTTACATTTCGGCGAAAATTTTATAATTCCCCTCTGCAACGCTACAGCAGTCAATTCAATTCCTTTGAGAACGTCATTATTTGCTTTCCTGACGTTGTAACGTTTCGTATTTTTGCGAAGCAAAGCGATGAAAGAAGCTGCTGACGGGTCTATTACTGTGTATAGTCGCCCTGGAACATCTTTCAGCCATTCGTCAATATCCTGAGCGTACTCATCATCAGTCTTTGTCGCTCCGCTGTCACGGCCTGAGTAATAGTATTCATCTATTCCCCACCAAACACCGCCATATTTGCCCCATAGTGTCACAGAGAATGCGTTCATAGTACCATAGTCTATACTGATTGCATAGCCGTCAGGGGAGTTGTCAGGAGGCTCTTCAAAGGCGCTTTCATACATGGGATATATCAAGCCTTCGGCTTGACACCACTCGCCCTCGATGTAACGCTTGTAATATACTGTACCTTCGTACTCTTTGCAGAGATTTTCGACAAAATCTGCTGATAGAGCCGGATTGTCAAAAATCGTGTATTTCTGGACGTATATATCAAGGCCTTCTGAGTCGATGAACTCTTTGAGCCAGTGTTCTGGTGACTCCGGGTTGCACGAGCCGTCAAACTGTGAATACGGCTTGTCAAGTCGTGATTTCAGCATATCAAAGACGTTTTTTGACCACTTTGCAATCTCATCACCGTAACAATACTTGATAGACATACCCTGAATTATTGCCACTTGTGAGCTTTTCGCAGCTCCGAGGCAATAAACAGGAACACCGCAGACCATTGCAATGTTACGACTGTTTATCGTGCCTACAACGTCAGCGGTGTATATCTCACGCATCGGCTGTAAAACGTTTCGCTCGATAGTTTCCTTCGATACGCCTATTATTACATTAAGTCCGGGATAATCCTTGACCGCTCTGAGCCGGGCAGGAATGACATAGGCTATGTCACAGTATGATTTGCCTGATCTTACAGCCCCGGCTTTGATGTTCCACCGTGACGTTGACTCCCGGATATACTCATTCTGTTTCGGGTACAGCCTTATCATTGCTATCACCTGTGGGAGCACCAGCTTCAGCCAGCTCCTTCATGCCGTTGAGAATGCTATCCAGCTTGTCAAGAGTAGTGGTATCAGCCCCGGTCAACAGGTCAGCCTTCGCTTTGAGCATCTTAGCTTGTGCTTTGATGAGCTTGTTTTCGTCCTTGCTCTTATCGTCACCGTTAAGCTGTAAAGCATACTGTACAGCCGCCTTCCAGTTTTTGTCTTTCGTGTTCATGGCTGTGTTAAGTATGCCTAACGCTATAGCTTCTTCTCCGGTCATTGTCTTAATCTCACCTGTTGCCTTGTCCTTCAGGTGATATTCAGTGTCGAGGAGTGCTTGCATAGCTTCACGGATGCCTTTTTTCTTCCGCTTAGACTCACCTGATTTTATACCGGCTTTCCGGGCTTTTTCGACCTGCTCACGGCCTGCTTTGAACTGTGTCGCCGGATTGCCTTTTTTCAGATTATCTGTGTTCGCTATACCGCTCACTCCTTTCTGTTATTATTTTACCCACTTCTTAGCTGAGCTGAACTGCCTATTTTACCACCACGAGTCGATTTTGCTATAGCGTTTCCTCACTTCTTCTTGCTATCCTTTGCCTTCTTCTCCGCTTTCCCTGCCTTGACGATCTTATCTCTCAGCTCTTTCGGAAAATAGCCTGCTGGCTCTGAATACTTAATCTTTCTGTTTGATTTACTGTTTGCCATAATATTTCTCTCCTTACATATATTTCTTGATTACGTTTACAATTGCATGACTTTCAGCTTTTGCATTCCTGCCATTGCAATACACATCACATACAGCTTCAGCGACTGCTTCAGCATTAGTTGCTGTTGCGTATCGGCTGATAGCATTTGCCATTTGCACAACTCCTCTGTGCTTTGTGGACTTTCTCGCTTCGTTTACAATGAATGTAGCAGCGCTGTCTATGTCGTTCCGTCCAATTTTGCGACCGACCGCATCGGTGACAGCGTGACCAAACTCATGAGCTGCAACAGCCTGTAAACCTGTTTTATTGCCGTTGCTGGGGTGAAATCCTTGTTTCACGCACTCAACATACGCCTGTTCCATAGTCTCATTGAAGAAATTATCATTGATCGCTATGTTCTTTCCGTCACAATATCCGAGAACTGAGTCACCGTCTGAGCCTTTGAGTGTTGCAATAAGGAGCTGGTCAAGGGGGGCATTGGGATAATCATTGAGCATATCCCTTGAAACAGTAAGCACCTGGTCAACCATTTCGGTGTGTTCGCCACGTTCAACGATCATGTCTCTTTCATCAACTATATTGTTAGGGTTGACGTTACCGCCGCCCTTATATCGGGAGACACTATTGTTACTGCCCCCTCTTGAATCTTTAGCCATTCTCCCACCTCTTACTTGTAAAATTCTTGATATACTCCACGTTGTCACGCTTTGTAATTCCCATGGTGCCTGTGTCCTTGCCGTAAATGAATACCTTGCAAGGCTTGATTATTTTCTTCATGGTCAGGTACTCAGTTTTCGATATATCCACCGTGTTTTCGTCACCTGTCCACATACTTGACATAATAACTATGCCGCCCTTCGGTATGCCGTCAAGGTACCACTCCAGTGACCGTTCGTCCGTGCTTGCTCTGACTGTCGGTATTACAGTAACGCCGTGCTGCTGTAACCATGCGCCGACCCACTGTTTGCGATAATGATTCCACATCTGAGCTATCAGGGGCATATCTCCGTAAGGGGAGAAGTCCGGTGTAGCGACACAAACATATTGTCTCAGCTTGTCAACGTATTTCTCCGGCTGATTGAATATTCTCTCGAACTGGTAATCATCAATAAAGAAATGGACTGCTTTTCCTTCCGGATTTTTATCTGAAAGAACGTAATTGAAACTTATCCATTCCTTGATTTCCGGCAGTTCCGTCACTGGTGATAGCATCGGCATATCATATTTACCTGTGCCGATAAACTGCCCCTTTTCCAGATTCAAGATATTCCGGACGTTAAACCGGGTATCTTCAATGTTCTGCTGGTGTTCGGCTTCTTCCTGCTCCAACTGAACTTCCAGTTCTGGCATAGAGAAATCAAACTCTGACATATCGAATTCAATGTCTTTGAGTTCCTCAATAATCTGCTCGGTGTCGTAATCATCGCCGCTGACCGCATTATCTGCAAGCCTATATGCTTTGATCTCGTCCTCAGTCAGATCATCAGCTCTCACGCAGGGGACTTCTGACAGTCCTAACAGTTTAGCTGCTTCATATCTGCCGTGACCGACAACTAACACACCGCTGCCGTCAATAACAAGATTCTGTTTCCAGCCAAACCGCTGAATTGACTTTGCTATTTTCTCAATCTGAGACTTCGGGTGTTTCTTAGCGTTTCGGGCATACTGTGTTATTTCATCGACTGATACCCATTCTATATTCATTTTCGACATATTTTCTCCATATACAGCAAACCGCCACGCTGGGAGTGTGACGGAATGCTGCATCTAAAACAAAGGAGGTTTATAACCTTGGTGCTCCCGTCAGGTATTGAGCCTAAAATGCAAGCCGCTGCACTGTCGGAAACCGGGAACAAAAGAGGCGGAATAGGGTGTGTTAAATTCCGCCTGAAACAGAAAGGAGAAATCAACAGGGTGTTTGGAATATCCTTCGCCCTGTTGATTATACCATATTTCTTGTGAAATTGCTATTAGCAATCAAGCCAAAATTATAGCAAAAATTTCCGGCTTTTTGCTGTATTTGTCAATTCTTTGTGGAATTAACAGTCTTTCTGCCCTCGATGTAACCTTCCTGGAAGGCCTGCTCCACCTCGTCACAGGTCTTGAAATCCGCCCTCGGTACAGGCCGTGCCATTGCAGCTCCGAACGTGTCGCCCTCTGAGCATATCGGGCAGACCTGAGCACCTTCGGGAATGATCTCTCCACAGCATACGCAAGTATTATCCATTAGTTTTCATCTCCTATGCTATCTATTATCTCCGTAAGCATCGCCTTCAAATCTGCCAGTTCGCTATCTATCCCGGCTCTCTGCCTCATAAGACTGTCTACCTTGCTCTTGATAGCCTGTATCAGGGCTTCAGGAGCTTTGACAGCCTCCGAAACGGTCTCCGAAACGGCCGCTTTTGGCTGCTTGCCATTGAACTCTCTCAGGTCAACGCCCTGTTTGCGCAGGATTTTCTTGATATTCTCCTGTGTAGTCGCATTCAACTCCGCACATATCTTGATCTGTGCCCTCGGATTCTTCGCCTGGAGCACGTTTACCTTAACTTCACTATCTGACATTACCATTGTTATTTTCCTCCTTCAGATACGCTGCTATGCAGTCATAACAGCTGTTGAATTGAGTGCAATCACGGCTTCTGTCACCAGATAGGTTGCGAACGACACACCGCATATACGGATCGCAGAACGGTACCTCTCCGGCGTTTGCTTTGTGTAGCAAGTCTATCATTGCCATGTTGCCGAGCTTGATATTGTTTCTCATAGTCCTCACTCCATGTTGATAGGCGTTCCGACCGTCCCGGCGCCTTCACCGCTGTCTGTTGCTTTAAAATACTCTCCAGGCATCGGGTACATATATCTGAACATTGCATAGTTCGCAACGTCAAGCAGATACTCCGTGTTGTGAGTCTTTTTGAACTTTTCCAGGCATAGTTCCAGACTGCCGATAGCATCAACACGACCTCCGCCGAAGTTATCTCTTGCAGCTCCGTACTTGTAAAAGCTGACCTCTACCCTGTTTTTCCGGAGCTTATCGAATTTTTCTGAGTATTCTTTATCAAGTGGACTGTTCATTTTCGATCCTCCTTAACTGCCTATTTATCTTGAACTCGATCACCTTGTACAGCTCTGCCAGCTCTGGGATAGACAGCGCAAGCCGCATCTGCTCTGTCATTATCATCACGTCAGCCAGTTCCTCGATGAAGTGTGACCTCGTGTCCGATGTCTGATAAAATAGATCGTATGTTGTAGCCTCCTTCAGCTCATCCAGCTCTTCGCAGAGCTTTCCCTTCTGCGCTTCCCGGCCATAGTGACACAGTATCTGCCATAAGTTTTTAATCTGATCTTCTCTCATTGTCCTCGCCCTCCTGTTCGTCGTCCGGCCTATAAGTCACTGCGGCACATATAGCCACCGCTGTGAGGCCTATCATAATAGCTCCCACGATTGCAGCAATCATTTTTCATCATCCTTTCTGAATGCGAAGGTTATCATTTCCGGTATCGCCCAGAATACCACGCCCATGAGGGCGATGAATCCAAGCGCTGTTTCTAAGTCTGTCCGGTACATACCGAGGGCGACTGCCACAAGGCATATGATGCGTATCATGTCTTTCATAGTGTTTTCCTCCCGTACATCGACTCCTCGAAGTCGATATTATAAGTCTCTTTGAGAAACCTCACACAGTCGTTAGTGCTGTAAGGTTTCCCGAGCACTCCGTTCATCATAGCGAAGAACTCAGCCTCTGTCTGGTTTTTCAGTCTCTGCAGACGTTCACCGCCGAAGCCGAACTCTCTGTGAAGCACACACATCATTGTAGCGAAGCACTGATACGCCGCATCGGTCAAGGCTTTTTCATATATCTCCGTGACCTGTCTTTCGCTCTCAGCCTTGACCGCTTTACGGATCTGGTTTTCTGTGCTGTATACTCGGGCTTTCATTCTTCACCACCTCCACGCATATCAGCCCCACAAAGTTGGCAGAAATCCGGCTTGTCTAAAGTCAGGACGAATGTCACAGTGTTGTATCTTTTGCAACATGAGCATTTCATCTCTGCCATGTAAAACGAGTGCCCTTCTTCCTTTTCGTCTTCTGGGATCCATTTACATAGTGATATATGTGTTTCTTCCCACTGCCCATAATTTACAGGCTGTACGTCTGCGGCTGGAATGTCTGCGAACACATCAAGCAGCTCAGCCATTGTAATGTTAAACTTGTCGCTTATCTTCTCGGCTGTTGTGACTGCATCAACATATTTCATTTTTAGTTCTCCTTTACGTTTTCTACCCCTCTCCCTCCGGCAGGGTAATTATGCCACCCATGCCGTTAGGATCAATTTTAGGGGCTGTTTTGTGGCTCTCAGCCGTAATTTTGTTTTATCCTCTGCTGATACTCCTTGCATATCGTCAGAAACTGGTTGTATTCATCTTCCATGCGCATATATGCAATGAGTATCGCACGTTTAAGCGACTTTGCCTCATCGTTGTCTATCGTCCTCAGCCGATACCGTGCGTATAGCGCCGCAAAAGTATGGTATAGCATCACCTGCGGCGGTGTAAGATTATCCGGCATCGGCTGATCTTTCGCAGCGAGGCGTTCGATTTCGTCAGGGGTCATTGTATCACCTTCCCTCAAAATAGTGTTAGCTGTTCGTCTATCTCATACTTGTGATTACAATACAACCGTTCCTTGACAGTATCTCTGCTATCAGGTGATAGCAGGGACGTTCTGTCGAACTCAGTTACTAAATAGAAATCATCGGGCATATCATACTCAGAGATAAACACATCATGTTCCTGATTCCGTGCCCATTCATAGAACGCATCGTAATCGAAACTTGAAAGGTATGTGTTAGTTGACTTATACGGAATATCACAGTACACAACAGCATCACCGGGAAGGCTCACCTGCCTATAATCGAGTCTGTCGAGTCTGTCGAGTCTGTCGAGCCTGTCGAGCCTGTCGAGCCTGTCGAGCCTGTCGAGCCTGTTGAGAGACTCTAAACATTGTACCCTCTCTAAGTTCTGCAACCTTTCAAAGTGCTCCAGCTCAAACAGCCGTCCGAGGTCTGATTCCTCTTGCAGCCATTCCTTGTAACGTGCCATGTATTCAGCGTTGTGCTTCTGAATATCTCTCCGTGTTCCGTCTGTCGGTATACCCATAGCCTTGAATAGTGACGTATCATGTAACCGCCGTGCATAGTGCAGGGCTTTCTTCCACGGTTCAAGCTCCTTCGAGTAAGCGTAATCCTTGCAGTTATTGCCGAAACTGAAGCATATTGCCGCATAAGGGTCTGTATCTTTCAGCCGGAAGAAGTCCTCTCGGCTTATCCAGCGGTTTTCGTTTCTGAATCCGCCATGAATTGCCATGTCAAACGCCTTATGTATAAGCGGCTCGATCTCGTTGTAAATGACCTTCCGATACTTGAATGACAGTGTTGCACAGTGAGTCATAGCACCACCGCCGCCGAACAGATCAACGAAGTAATCAGCTTCGGGAAGAACGTTTAGAATCTGCTCTGCTATCTTCGACTTGCTCCCCTTGTAAGGCATACCGTACTTCATTCGCCCTCCACTATGATTGATCGGAAGGGGAAACACCTTGCAATGATGTCCCCACCGTAATCACCGCTTTTTCCGAGCACCTGCACGGAATAAAATCCGTGCAGTCTCATCTTCATAGCAACGTGCCGTTCGTACCTGTCGCCTTTGCGTTTGGTATTCTTCATGCTTCCAAAGCCTTAATGTCAGCAATGAGCTTCTTGATAGCTGCCGCTTCATCATCGTAACGCTTCAGCTTCTGATTCTCGCTCAGGGTAAGAATGTCAGCAATCGTCATTGACTTCTTTCCCTCCATAGCACTCTCGGAGATACCAATGGCGATTGCAACGGCTGCTGTGTTGTAGTTTTTCATAATTCAATACGTCCTTTCAATAGTTTTTTGAGTCTTTCGTTTTCCTTTTTCAGAGCTTCGTTCTGCTCTTTGAGCTGTTTCTTCAGCTCTCTTTCCTTGCTCCGTCTCGCTCTTCTTGCAAGACGGTGCTGGTCTCTGTCAACGGCTGCGGCACACTCCGGACAATACTTCTGACGTATCAACTTGAAATAATCGTCATTGAGGTAATTCCCCAGATATTCGCCACATCTGTCGCAGATTACTATTCCGCTGCTATAGTCAATCATTGCCTTCTCCTCTGCTTAAATTGCCGTTTTCGTGACTGTTATCGTTACCGTTTCCGGCTCTCCGTATCGGTAAATGGGATATTTCTCGCAAGAGGGAAGTTACAAGCTCCGAACGCCTTGCTTTCACAAGCTCCTTCATGCGTTTCGTTACCTCTCCCCCTTCGCCGTCAATGAATATATCCGCCTTGTGGTCTATCCCGGCGACTGTTTTCCAGCTTATCGGGATATTTTTGATCTCGTTGTGGTCAGTAAGTCTTATTTCCAACAGTAAATCGTCACAGGCTGATATTTGCTCATTGATATACGCGATTCTCTTGATCCTGTCGGATAAGTCCAGGGTATATCCGCCGTGGGCTTTCCGCCTGACTCGGTGAGCCGTGATAGTCGCCAGAATCAACACAGCGAGTATGTAGAATGTTATGTCATTCTTCACGGTGAATCCTCCACAATCCTCACAGCTTCCTCCGGGCTTCGTGCTATCCCGGCACGGCATCCGTACCGGGTCTGCATCTGCTCTATGAAGTTGAGCTGTTCTGTCGTTGGCTTTCCTGTTTCCGTCTTGACTTCGATGAAGGATATGCGGCCGTCTTTGATAGCTGACAGGTCTGACCGCCCCTTGACAGCTCCAGTGTTGAAATAGGGGATCTTGTCGAGCTTCGGTTTAAGCGCCGGAGCGTGACGCTTTATTTCGTCCATGAGCGGCTTCGGTATCAGATACCCTGAGCCAACGTTGATGTGCTCGGTGTAGTATCCTAACTTTGAGAGTTCAAGGCGGATCGCGTTTTGTATTGAGTGTTCGTTCAAGTATCGTTCCTCCTCACATGATATTGCCGCTGAGTATGCTTCGTGTCCGAGCTTGCGGAACTCAATACATACCCTCTGCGACTCCTCGCAGGCTATGAGAACTTTCATCACTTATCCCTCCGCTTGTCGTATCTCTTGACCACGTTCCGCTTGACAACCTTGCAAAAATCCGTCTCAGCGTTCTGAGCGTTGATTTTCGCCCGGTTGTTTTCTAACGCCTGTTTATACTCTGCATAGTCTCCGCAGGTGCTATGGCAGCCAATACAGCGGTCTGTGCAATCCTTACAGGGCGATGTTACTGTTGCTGATACGATTATTTTTCAGCCTCCAATCATGCTCAATAGCCCGTCTTTCGTTTCCTGTATAGCTTCTTCGATATACTTTCTGTCGCACTCGCTTGTCAGCACTTTGTTTTCTTCTCTCAGGTCTTTCAGTTCCCTGAGCCATTCCAGAAGCTGTTCGTGTTCTCCCTTGCATTCCTCGCAGCCCCA